GGCGATCACCGCGGACTGGTTCGACATCATGGAACGCGGGATCTACGCGAAGGCCTACCCCGCGACGTGGAAAGTGCAAATGCAATCGTGCAAGGAACAGAACGCGCAAGCGTTCGCCGGCCAGCACGCGCGCCGCTCGACGTCCGGCTATTTCTTCGATGAATCCAGCCTCGTCCCCGATCGGGTGTGGGAAGTGGCCTACAACGGCATGACCGACGGCGAACCGATGATGTTCGCCTTCGGCCAGATGACCCGCAACACCGGCGAATTCTATCGCGTGTGTTTCGGCAACCTCGCCGCCCGGTGGAACCATCGCCGCGTCGATTCGCGGAGCTCGCGCTTCACCAATAAAGAATTCCTCGCGCAACAGATCACCGACTACGGGATCGACTCCGACTATTGTCGCGTCCGGATCCTCGGCTTTCCGCCGGCGGCGGACGAACTCCAGTACATCGATCGCGCGCGGATCGACCTGGCGCGCAAGCGGGTGATGGTGCCGCTCGCCGATGATCCGCTCGTCGCCGGCTTCGACGTCAGCGGCGGCGGGAAGGCCTGGAACGTGATTCGGTTCCGCCGCGGGCTCTGCGGCAACCCGCTCGGCGCCGACGGCAAGCCGCTGGGGCCCATCCGGATGCCGGGCGAGAAGGATCCGGACCGCTCGGCGCGGATTGCGCTCTGCGCGGAGCTCTTGAGCGATCGCCGGCCGGGGCATGAGCTCGCGGCGCTGTTCGTCGATTCGGCCTTCGGCGCGGCGATCGTCTCCCGGCTGCACGCGCTCAAGTACACCAACGTGCATGAGATCAACTTCGGCGGCGAGAGTCCGGACCCGCACGACTACAACCGCCGCGCCAACATGGCGCGCAAGTGTAAGGACTGGCTGTTACTCGGCTCGCTGCCCGACGAGGATCGACTCTGTGATCAGCTCGCCCTGGCCGGCTATCACCAGACCGCCGGCAAGCTCGTCATCGAGAGCAAGGAGAACATCACCAAGCGCGGGGAAGTGTCGCCCGACGATAGCGACGCGCTGTGGTTGACGTTCGCGTCCGCGGTCGCGGCGCCGGAACGGCCGCGGACCCAGGCGCCGGCGCCGCCGCGGCGCTCGCGCTGGGGCTAGGGTAGACCGATGAAACTCATCCTCTTAACGCTCGCGTTGCTGTTGTTTCTGCTCGCGGGCTTGCCGCCGATCCCGACGCCGTATGAGCCGTGGCGATTCCGGTTACTGGCGCTCGGCCTGGCCGCCTGGGTCGCGGCCAATTATCCGTGGCCGTGACGCGCCGGCGCGCACGGTCCGGCCGGACGTGGACTACGGTGAATCCCGCCGCCTGGCCGCCCTACGGGCGTGCTGCCGGCCGTACTGCCATCCGGACGGCGGACGGGTGCCGGGCTTCCCGCATCGTCAGTTACGAGGCTATGCCGATCACCTGTCCGGCCCAGGGCCACACGTTCGACACGCCGGCCGTCCGGATCGCGAACGTCGGGATCTGCCCGGTCTGTGGCGACTCGTACGCCGTGAACCAAGACGGCACGATCCGCCGCGCGACCGCGGCCGACACGGTGCCGCTCTCCGAGGCCGATCGCGACACCTTGCGGAAGGCGCGCCCGTTCACGCGGCGCGGCCAGAAACGCGCATGAATCCCGCCGAGCAACTCGCCCGGCATACGGTCCTGGCCGCCGTCCGCGGCAAACAAGACGATCTCGAAACGGTGTTGCGGGCCCTGGCCGCTGAGCTCGTGGAACAGCGCGAGATGCTCGAGGCGATCGACACCGCGCGCCGCGAACAAGGCGCGCACGCGCTCGCGGCGATCGAAGAACTCGCGGCGGATCTGCGCGGGCGCCTCACGCGCCACGCGGACCATAACGACCAAGTGATCGGCGCGGCCCTGAAGCGCCACCGCGCGGATCTCGACACGACACTCCGCGCGGCGCTCGAGGCCCACGACACCACGATCCGCGGACTCCGCGCGGAGCTCGCCGCCGCGCGGAAGGCCGCCGGCACCGCCGGCGACCAGGCGCGAGCCGCCACCGCCGCCACGACCGACGCGATCGCCACCTGGCGCGCGCTGCCCTGGCGCGATCGCCTGCGCTGGCTCGGAGGACGCGCCTGAGATGGCGGCGCCGGATCCCCCCAGCCGCGCCGCGATCCTGCTCGCGCTGACCCAGCCGCGCGCCGCGTCTGAGACGTCGGCGACGTCCGCGACCGGGACAGAGACGCGCGCGGCGGCCGGCTCCGACGAGGCGATCCTCGCCGAGCTCAACGAACGCTTTACGTATGCGTGCGACCAATGGGCGCCGATCATCGCCGAGGGCGCGATCGATGTCCGGTACGCCAGCGGGCACACCTGGGATCCCGAGGACGAAACCGAGCGCGGCGATCGGCCGATGCTCAACCTCGATCAACTCAGCCAGTACACGAATCAGCTCGTCAACAGCTACCGCCAGAACCCGCGCGGCGCGAGCGTCAGCCCCGCCGGCGGCGGCGCGACCAAAGAGACGGCCGAGTACTACAGCAACCGGATCCGCCAGATCGAACACGACAGCCACGCGCAAGAGGTCTACACCGTGGCCGGCGAGAACGCCGCCACGCGCGGCTATGGCTATGCCCGCATCGTCGCCGAGTACGAAGATCCCGACAGTGACAATCAAGTCCTGCGCCTGAAGGCGGTCCCGAATCCCGATCAAGTGCTGCCCGATCCCGACGGCGAGAGCACGAGCGGCGCCGACTGGCAGTACTTGTTCTTCGTCCATAGCGTGACGCGGCGCGAATTCGTGCGCGACTGGCCGACGGCCACGGTGCAGGATTTTGACGCGCAAATCCTCGCGGCGCTCCCGAAGTGGTTTGGGAAAGACGGCCGGGTGTTGATTGCCGAGTACTGGACGGTGACGGAGACGCCGCCGCCGAGCGGCAAGGGCCGGCCGCGGCGGGAAGTGGCGCAGTACATCTCGAACGGGCTCGAGCTGCTCGCGAAGCCGGGCCGGCCGAAGAAAACGATCTGGAAAGGCGACACGATCCCCTTCGCGAGCTGCTACGGCCAGATCGTCTTTTCGACGGACGCCGCCGGCGGCGCCGTCCGGATGTTGCAGTCGTATATCCGCAAGGCGCGCGACGGCGCCAAGGCGTACAACTGGACCGCCAGCACGAAGCTCGAGGCGCTCGCGCTGCCGGTGAAGGCGGCGCTGTTCGCCTACGTCGGCCAACTCGGGCCCGATGAAATCAAGCTCGTCGAACGCTCGACCCGCGAGCCGATCGCGCTCATCCAGGCCAACGCGACGACCGAGGCCACCGGCCAACAGGTGTTGCCGCTCCCGCAGTACGGCACGCGCGCGCCCGATATTTCCGGATACGAGATTGCCGGCGAGTCGTTCCGGCGCGACATCCAGAACGCCCTGGGCCGCTATAGCGCCACCGATGCCCGGCTCGGCTCGACCAAGGTCACGAGCGGGGTCGCGCTGAAGGAGCTCGAGACGCACGGCGACGCCGGATCGTTTCATTTCGTCGCGCACTACGACGACATGATCCGCGAGCTCACGCAAAAGCTCGCGAAACTGATCCCGTACTACGACGACACGCCGAAAGAGGTGGACACCCGCACGCCCGCCGGCAAGACGAAGCGCGTCCGCGTGAACACGCCGAGTCAGATCGCGCCCGACGGCCTGCCGATGTTTGGGCCGGACGATCTCGCGCTCGATCCGCTGCAACGGCACACGATCACGATCGCGACCGGCCCGGCCTTCGACTCCGAACAGGCCGAGAGCAAAGATGCGGCGATGGCGCTGTTACAGAACCCCCAGGCGTTTCCGATCATCGCCGCCGACGCCGTGCGCTTGACGATCCCGGGCCCCGTCGGAGAGGAAATGGCGAAGGATCTCGAGTATCTCCAACCGCCGGCCATGCGTATGGCGAAGCAGCAGCAGGCCGGCCCCGGCGGGACGCCGGATCCCCGGATGCTCACCCAGCAGATCGCCCAGCTCAAAGAGCAGATCCAGCACGCGGAAGCCGCGATGCAACAGCTCGAGCAAGAGGCGAAGGGGAAGGCGCTCGACAATCAGAGCAAAGAGAAGATCGCCGACATGGAGAC